TTTTATTGAAAAAATAGTTTTTCATTAAAAAAAATATTTTTCATGCAACAAAATTTGGTAAATAAAATAAATTATAAAATACTATAGAGGTCCTAAAACAATCATATTGCATTTTATAGACGTAATCACAAGTTAAATTAGTAAAAAAAAGAATAATATAAGCATAAAAAAGTTATTGAAATCAAAAAAATAGATAAAAATATTAAGCATATAATAGAATTATATCAAAAGGGATACAGTATTCTTTATATATCGAAAATGTTTAATATATCTTCGGATGGTATAAGGAATAGGTTAAAAGAAAATAACATTGAATTAAGAAGTTTTAAAGAATCTAGAAAAAATAAAAAAGAATATTCTAAAAAAGAAGTTTGGAATCATTATAAAGAAATATTATATTTAAAAAATAAGGGAAATACACTAAAAGAAATAGGAAAAAAGTTTAATTGTGACCCCCACACTATTAGTAGAATTTTAAAATCAAAAACATGAAAACTATATTAAAAAACAATCAGTACCTTAGAGTAGATGAAAAAACAGCTGAACATGAAGTTAAAATGGGTAGAGCTAAATACGCTTCAAAAATTGACTGGAAAAAGAATATACGAAATGCTGCTAAAGCAGAGGTAGTAGTTGAAGCAGAAGAAAAAGGTGAGAAAACTAAATCCAAGAAAGCAATTAAAGCTGCTAATTTTAAAGCTAGACAACGTCAATAACATGAACCAAAAATTTAAAGAAGCAGCTTTACTATTCTTTATACAGATAGTACTATATGGTATTCTCTGCATTAACTTTAGAGCAGTAGCTCAAGCACAATATAATGTAGCAGCATTGAGTGACTTTACAGTAGCGTCACTTAATTTCTTTGTAATTAGAAAAATTGCAAATAGTAATGATACGCTTCACCAATGGGCAGGCTATGTTTTAGGTAGTGTAGCTGGTTCATATTTAGGAATATATATTTCAACTTTAATACATTAATATATGCCAATAACATTAATACAACAAAAACCTACCTTTACTAAAAAGGTAGAAGGAGAAGATAAGCTAGCTATAGCTGAAATGTTCTCAGATACTATTCAAGGAGAAGGACCACATGCTGGAGTTATATCAACATTTGTACGATTGCAAGGATGTACACTTAAATGCGTATGGTGTGATACTTTAGATGTATGGCCAGAAGGAAATGAGTATTCGTTTGGTGAAATTTTTGAAATGTTTGAGTCTATTGGTTTGATAGATAGATTTAAAAAAGGACAACATTTAATCCTTACTGGAGGTTCTCCTCTAAAACAAGAAAAAGCATGTGTGGCATTCTTAAAGGCATTTATTGATCGGTATGGTTTTAAACCGTATGTAGAAGTAGAGAACGAAGCTGTACTAATGCCTTCTCCTGAATTTGTGTCTTTGGTTGATTGGTGGAATAACAGCCCTAAATTACAAAATTCCGAAATGAAGTACAAGGCACGCATTAAACCACTTACTTTATCATACATGGGTTCATTACCTAATTCTGTATTTAAGTTTGTAATATCTAGTGAATCAGATTGGGATGAGATACAAGAAACATTTATTAATACTAATTTCATTACATTAGATAAAATAGTGCTAATGCCTGAAGGTCAAACTCAAGAGGAATTATCTAAAACAAGAGAACTAACAGCTGACTTGGCCATTAAAAAAGGAGTTAGATTTACAGATAGACTTCATGTCACAATTTGGAATAAGAAAACGGGAGTTTAAGTTATGAAAGGAATACTACTCAAACGAAAAAACAGCTGGTTTGTAGAATACACCACCAAACTTGGTGCTCCAAATTTAATTGAAATACATCCAGAATATGTAAAATATTACTTTCTAGATGATGATGCGATTGATGGAGAAGTTTATTTTGAAATAGAAGATTATAATGGGTGTGAGTATGCTAAATTAGTTAGATCAAACCGATTAAACTTAGACGAACTAGAAGAGAAACTTGACACACAACTAGCAAAAGAAACAACTGAATCATTAACTGAATGGATGAATAGTAAGAGAGAAAAAGAACTTGATGAGTTAGCTAAGGAGGATGCGAAAGAAATATATGGTAATGATTCTAGTCTTGCATCTTTAAGTTATCAAAGCACTTTTAAACGTGGTTACAACAAAGCTAGGGAAACTCTATATACGGAAGAGGATTTAAGAGATTGCTGGAATACAGCGTTTCTTGAGGGTGGTTCAATAGATGATACAATAAACGATACAGTAACCTTTCAACAATTTCTTAAATCACTTAAACACAAATGACTTTATTATTTTTATTTATAGGTGCCTTAATACTTATGATCCAACTTTACTATATGATGGTTATGTCTGGAACTACGTTTAAAATGATAACTGAAGCATGTAAGAAAGACCCATTTATCATTGTCTACTACTCAATATTACTACCTGTTGGTACAGTTTTTTATGGGTTACTTATTCAAGCTTTATACAATCACAAATAGATTATGAAAGGAAAACTTAAAAAAGAATCAGGCCGTTGGATAATTATTTATCTAGACCCACATACCATACAATTGGCTGATAAAGCAGCATTAAATGGTGATTTTGCCAAGGCTAACGAATTATTAAGGCTATCGAGAAAAAAGACAGCTCTACATAAGGATTTTATCCTTGAAGCAGACTTAATGTATCCAGATTCTTTGGACATGGAGGTTAATTTTACTTTAGATGAAGACCAGTATGCTGTAATAAATAAAGAATTAACCGAAGAAGAATATTCTGAGTTTATAGAGAGTATGAATGAGTATGTTAAAAAAAGTGAACTAGTAATAAACGAACTTCCAATTTTTAAACAAATGTCTAAACTATCATTTGATGATTGGGTTAAGTTCAAAAACGGTGAATTAAAAATAAAATAAAAATATGACACTAGACCAATTAAAAGACGAACTAGACAAATGGGAAGATGTTCAGTATCGAATGAGAGAAGAAGACATAGAATATTGTTTTAGATATTACTCAGACTTCTCCGAAATAGAAGATGAAGAATTCCATTTAAAGAGAGAAAAACTTCTAGAGGCAATGGCTGATATGGAAAACTTTGTCCAACAGAGGATAACTGAAACCGAAGATAAAATCATTGAAATACCTAACGAATGAAACATCAATTTGAACCTAGAGATCCTTACCATTTAACAGATAAAGAAATAGATGATCTAGCACTTTTCTCAGGTACATATGAAGAACATGCTACAGAGCAAACTAAAAGTAAATGGAGAGAAGTTTATAGAAAAGTTGAAAATGAAACAAACCAACAAATCTTAAAACATGGAAGCGTTAACGCTTGGTATGAAAGTGGAGAAGGCAGATTATTATAAACATTAAAATCATAAAATATGAATACACTAAACTTAACAAACGGAATTGGTATTAGTACTATTAGTACTACGGGAGCATACCTATCAAACAACACCGTAACAGACTGGGTAACACCTAACTCCCCTTACTCACCCTTTACAGTTCCATCAACAGGAACAGTTATATCAAACGCGACAATAACATTAAATTTAAATAACATGATCAAACTACAACAAACAAAAGTAGCTGTGTTTAAAATAACACGCAATGAAGACAATGAAATTACTAATACCGAATTTCTTAAAGAAATGTGGATTCAAACTAAAGCAGGCGCTTCAGTAGAATTTGAAGTAGCTCGCGATAAAGACTTAGCTGGATATGAAGCAGAAGATTTGGTAATTAAGTGCATTACATCACTTACTTTCTAGTAAACATATTTATGGGTATGAATAAACAACTACTCAAAGAATCTATAAAACGTAAGAAGAAGTCACTCTTATTTTTTAACGCATCTTGGTGTCCTGCATGTGCCGAGATGCGTCCTATAATAGAACAAATAAGACATCTTAAACCAGATTATGAATTCTACGATATGGACTCAGATGATGCTTATTCTAAGGAATTAGAAGACTTATTTGAGGTGGATTACTTACCCACACTAATAGTTATATCAGAAACAGGATATAAAGAATATTCTGGTGCTCGCCAAATAAAAAAACTATTAAAATAGGTTTGGCTATAAAGTATAAGAATATTACATTAAAATAAACGTTATAAAAACATGGAGTTATTAAAAAAATCAAACGGTAATCTACCTCGCACTGAGATTGAAGTAAATGAGATGATTGATCATGCCGCATTCTATTACGGTAAGTTTCTTCAAGCAGTAGGGTTCGATTACACCGCAGACCGACAAACAGAAGATACACCTCGACGTGTCGCAAAGGCTTGGCTAAAAGATCTAATTGTAGGATCAATTTCAGATGAACCTAACATTACTGTATTCCCTAATGATGAAGGATACAGTGGGTTAGTTATTCAATCTGGTATCCCTATTGTTAGTATGTGTGCTCATCATAATTTAGCATTCACTGGTTATGCTACTGTAGCATACGTACCAGGTGAAAATGTAATTGGATTAAGTAAACTTAATCGTATTGTAGAATGGTTTGCTCGTCGTCCACAAATGCAAGAATCACTTACACAACAAATTCACGACTACATAGCAGATAAAATGAAGTGTGAGTCAGTAGCTGTGAGTATCGCATGTAAACATACTTGTTGCAGTCATCGTGGAATTAAACATCCATCAGTAATGACTACTAACAAATTTTCAGGCGTGTTTATGGAGAAAGATAATTTAATCCGTGAAGAATTCTTACACGCTATTGAAATTAATGGTACTAAAATGAATTAATATGCAGGAAAAAGAAAGTAAAACAAATTGGCATTTTAGGATTAGTATCTTAAAATCAGCCGTAAGAATAGGAGCAGGCATATCTTTATTCCTCGGTAGAGGATTATATGTACAATCAGCAGGTGTATTATTAATCCTAGCTGAAATATTAGGAATTTTAGAAGAACTTTAAAAAAATATAAAATGAAAAAAATATTAATTATAATGGTACTACTAATACCATTTATCTCAAAATCACAAGATACTATCAATATTAGTCATACTAACTATATTACAACATTTAGTAAATCCTTTAAATATCCATTAAAAGTAGAATGGTGGGAAACAAAAGAAAAAAATAATTGTTCAAATCCACTACCACGAAAAAATAAATTTAAAGCTGATCCAAAATGTATAAAAGAAACTAATTTAGAACAAGACTATGCTAAATCGGGATATGATAGAGGACATATGTGTCCTGCAGCTAGTAATACCTGCTTACCACAACAAGTATTAGATGAGTGTTTTTATTATAGTAATATGTCTCCTCAATTACATAATTTAAATGCTGGTTTATGGAAAAATCTTGAAGTAGAAACTAGAAAAATATCACTAATTAAAGATAGTATTCATGTGTGGGCTGGAAATTTAGGCTCAGTAAAAAAAATAGGACCCGATAATATTTCAGTGCCTGAAAAATGTTGGAAAGTTATTTATATAGTAAAAGATAAACAATATAAATGTTATTTATTTTATAATAAAAATTCGTCTGAAAAAGATATAAATAAGTTTGAGACAACATTAGATAATATAAAAAATTAACTGGATTTAAATTTAATTAAAATAAATTAAAAAATATAAATTATGAGAAAAACACAAGAAACTGTACCTGCAATACCATCACAGGTCCATCCCGAAGTTATCCTTAACGTTATTCGTTCACTACAAGAACTCTTACACAGAGAATCGTATTATGGTATGCATACCGTTGTCCAAAATCGACTTGGTCTTACTGAAGATGAACAAAGTATTATTAAAACTAAACTAATTGAATATATCAACCGACTCTAATATGGTTACAATTTATGCACACAAAACAGACCCTAAAGCAGTCATACCTAAAGTAGAATACAATTCTACATCAGCATGTTTTGATATTACATGTACTAAAACTACAGTTATTCCAGCAGGAGGCTCGGCTGTAGTACCTAATGGATTAAATCTTACTATACCTGACAACCAGAATTATTGGATGCAAATTCAATTACGTTCTAGTAAAGGATTTAAGTATAATCTTATCCCACATTATGGTACAGTAGATGCTGGATATACAGGTGATTTAGGAATTAAAATTTACAATGTAGGTAAACTTGATGTCACTATTGAAGAAGGCGAACGCTACGCTCAAATAGCGGTTATTGAAAAACCAAAATATGAAATCGTTGAACTAGATGATGAAGCGTTTGAGAATTTAAAACAAACGCAGCTTCGTGGTGATGGTGGATTTGGTTCAAGTGGAAAATAAAAACAAACAAAGGTTATGTATCAAAGTATTTACTATTCTTACAATGGTGAGGATAAAGGGACATGTTATTTAAGGGACGATAAAGGTGGTTGGTCGTCCTTTAAATACTACCCTACTGTATATAAATTAGACCCTGATGGAGAACATGTAACACTGTTTGGTGATTACTGTTCTCCTATTCGTGGAAAATTTGATTGGAATGACCCAACCATACTAGAAAAAGATATACAAAAGGAATTAGGTGTTTTACGAGATCTGTATTACAAGGACGATTCAGCTCCTACATCCCATAATACAATTTACCTGGATATTGAGATTGAGATTTTAGGTACACTCACTCCTCAGTCAATACGAGATGCTAATGCTAAAATAACATCAATAGCATTAATTGATGTTAATACAAGTAAGAAATACTGTTATATACTTGACGATAAACAATCCATAGAACCCGTAGATAAGGACAATAAAAAAATTATACCATGCTTTACGGAACAAGAATTACTCAGTAAATTCTTAGATTTATGGATTGAATTAGACCCAACTGTTGTTGTAGGATATAACAGTGATTTCTTTGATATCCCGTACATATACTTTAGGATGAGAAAAATACTAGGTGAAGAATTAGTGTTGTTCTTGTCTCCAATTAAAAAAATAAATGACAACATATACAACCCACATTCTCCAATTACTATAGGTGGTGTCAATAGTTTGGATTATATGCTTTTGGTTAAGAAGTATATTATGAAAGAAGAACCATCTTACAAATTAGGAGACATAGGTACAAAGTATGCTAAGTTAGGTAAGATAGAATACAACGGTTCGTTAGATAGGTTATTTAGAGATGACCCAGACAAGTTTATCGAGTACAACTTACGTGACGTTGAGATTATTGAGGCATTAGAGAACAAACTCCAGTTCATTAAACTGACTATTCTTATATGTCATTTATGTCATGTTCCATATGACTCAATTTACTATAACACTGTACTAAATGAAGGTGCGATATTAACTTACCTCAAACGTAAAGGTATAGTATCACCTAATAAACCAACTACCACCAATAAGTCTATTAAGGAACTAAACATTGGAGACGAGATACAACACCAACGTGGTACACCAACAATTGAAGGTACTATCACTTATATAGATGAGCGTGGTGGTAAATGTCAGATTAGAACCAAGTCTAATATTCTTAAAGAACGTAGTTTAAAAACTGTTAGAAAGAAAGACTCGTATGCAGGTGGATATCTTCTAGAACCAACTCCAGGTTTGTACTCATATGTTAGTGATGCTGACTTTACAAGTCTATATCCAAGCATTATTAAGTCTCTTAATTTAGGAGTTGAGACACTTGTTGGTCGTATTGTGACTAAAAATAACTACGAGCAATACAACTCACTAGAACAACTTAAACAACTTAATCCTGAAGATCAGTTAGATATAGAAAAGTTAAATACTAAGACATATAACTTAAAGAAAGGAAAGATTAGAGTTAAGGATTTAATAGAGCTTATAGAAGAGAATAATTGGTCTATTTCTGCTAGTGGAGCATTTTATAGAAATGATATTAAGAGTATTTCATGTGAGGTGCTAGAAGATTGGTTTAAACAAAGAGAACATTACCGTGAACTTAAGAAAAAGGCTGGTAAACAAGAAGATTGGGAAAACTATAAATTATACGACCTATACCAACTTGCATTTAAGATCTTACAAAACGCTTTATATGGTACGTACGCTATTAATGGTTGGAGATATACAGACGGGTATAAAATATGCTCAGCATCTATTACCAACAGCGGACAAAGATTAACTAAAGAAAGTATTTTATTCATAAATGGTAAATTAGAAAATCTTGTAAACAATGGTAGGAAAGAATTTGTGATAGCATCAGATACTGACTCCGCTTATGTTGAATTAAAAGACTTACTCAATCTGAAATACCCTGACATTACAGATGAGGGAGAAAAAATTAGTAAACTAATTGAGTTATCTCAAGAACTTATTACTGACGCTAACCAAAACCTAGATAACATATCTAGAAAAGTATTTAATATCCAGCGTAAACATTACTTCGAACTAAAACAAGAGGTGATTGTAAAGAAAGCATATTGGTCAGGTAAACGTAGATACGCCATGTGGATTGTGAATAAGGAAGGTGTTCCTATTCCTCCAGACCATAAAGATGCTTTGGATATGAAGGGTCTAGATATTATGAAATCTAACTTTCCTCCATTGTTTAGAGATTTTGGTGAGGAATTAATCAAGAAAATATTGTTTGATACTTCCAAACAAGAAATTGACAAGTACATACTTGACTTTAGAAAATCACTTGATACTATAGACTGGAGAAAATTACTTAAACCAACTGGTCTAAAGAAACTAGATGAGTATATCGCTAAAAAACCTGCCGCTGGAGAAATATTCTCTAAGTTGGCTCTAAAATGCCCCACTAACACTAAAGGAGCCATATACACAAATGACCTGATACGGTTTAAAAAACAAACTAAACAGTATGAAACATTCCAAGTTGGTGATAAAATGTACTTAGCCTACTTAAAAGAAAATCCATACCATGTAGACGTATTAGGTTTAAACGGATACAATGACTCACCTGAGATTTTAGAGTTTGTTGAAAAGTATATAGACAAGAACCAAATGTTTGAGTCTGTCATGAAAAATAAACTAGAAAATCTATACCAGGACTTAAAATGGGGTGCTGTTATATTCAACAACAACGTTAATAAATTCTTTACATTTAGTTAAAACAAGTTTGGTTATATTAAATACATTTCTTATATTAAAATTATATGATACAAAAACTACATCTTACATCTGCTATATCTAAATACTACCTAAACGCCATGAATGAGGCTGTTATATGGGAGATTAAAGACAATATACTAACTGTTAAGTTTACTGCTCCATCAAAGGAAATGTTGGGTAGTATTACATTCCATGATGTGCCGTTAGAGAACTCTAAAATAGGGATAAGTAACACAACACAGCTAAATAAACTAATACACATCACTAATGGTGTTTTAGACTTAAAATATGTTAAGCAGAAAAACTTACCATACAAACTTATTATTGCGGATAAGAGTTTCACAGTAAACTACTCATTAGCCGACCTAATGATTATACCTAAACCAGGTGATATAATAGGTGATATTAACTTTAATATAAAAGCATCTATTGATAGTGAGGACATCACATCTATAGTTAAAGCTAAGTCGGCCGTTGCTGAAAGTGAGGTTGTAGTTATAAAACCATCTGCCAATGACGATGGTGAGTATATTATTGAAATGGAGTTTGGTGGTAATGTAGAATACGCTAATAAAGTCTCATTCTATCTATCCAATGTAGAAACAGTAAATGTACCTGATAATTTTAAAGTACAATATAATTCTGACATGATTAAGGAAATTATGGCCGCTAATAAAGACATGCATGAAGGATCTATGTCTATTAATTTAGATGGTATTATGAAGTTAGAGTTTGCGAATGAAAACAAAACACTAACAAGTGTTTACTATTTAGTTGCAAAAGAAATTTAAACAATATATTTATATAAAACAAAGTTATTAAAATTATGTTACAAGCAACATTTAACGCCATCATCGTAAAACCGTTCGATGAAGAAGAAACAACGTACGGGAACATCATCGTTCCAGACTTAGGAAAAGAACGCAATCTTAGCGGCACAATTGTATCAGTAGGTCCAGGCCAACACTCACTCACTGGAGAATTCTTACCCACACAGCTCAAAGTAGGTCAAAAAGTTATTTTACCTCAAATGGGTCCTGTTAAGGTAGAACATGACGGGGTAGAGTATTATGTTTGTGCTGAGAACACAGTATTAGCTATTATTGAAAATTAAAAATCAGAATATGAGTAAAGTTATAGAATAAAAAACCATCTTTGGTCAGAAATGGAAAGATAGGATATTTATAATAAACATATATTATGAATTTTCAAAAACCTCACATTTATAGAAGACAAATAGTTACTACTGGTAGGTACTATATAGGTAAACATAAAGGAAGTAATACTAAATATAAGGGATCAGGTACGGATTATTTGATTGATTTTAAAAAATATGTTAAATGTGGTAATGATTTAGTTGAAGAAATATTAGAATATGTTGATGATATTTCTTTATTAGATAAACGTGAAGAATATTGGTTAAAAAAATTTGATGTAGCTAATAATCCTTTATATTATAATAAAACTAATAGAAGCAGAGGATGGACAACTGTTAATGAACAACAAAGAGAAAAATTAAGACAATCACATTTAGGAAAAAAACAATCTTTAATTTCTACTATAAAGAAAAGAGAAAAAATGACAGGAAAACCTAAACATACTGAAGAATCTAAACGCCTTATAGGAGAAAAAAATTCTCATCCTAATCCTGAAGTATCTAATAAATTAAAAGGGCGTTCTAAAACTAAAGAACATATTGAAAATATAAAAAAATCAAAGAAAAATCAAAGAAACTGGAGACCATATAAAGTAATACTTCAATATGATTTAAAAGGCAATTTTATTAAAGAATGGATTTCTCTCAAAGAAATCCAGCAATCCCATAAAGGAGATATAAGATCATGTTGTTATGGGAAACAAAAAACAGCCGGTGGTTATATATGGAAATATAAAGAAAATTAATTACTAAAATAAATAAAATTTATGTCAAAACAAATTATCGAATTTGGTCCTGAAGCTAGAAAAAAATTAATGAAAGGCATTGAAACTTTATCAAATGCTGTTACAACTACATTAGGACCTAATGGCCGAAATGTAATCTTTATGAAAGATGGAAACGTTTTATCTACGAAGGATGGAGTCTCAGTAGCAAAAACAATTATATCACTTGAAGATCCAATTGAGGAATTAGGAGTACAGATGGTAAAACAAGCTGCTATCAAAACAGCTGACATAGCTGGTGATGGTACAACTACATCTACATTATTAGCAGCTGAAATGATTAAACAAGGTTTAAATCATCTAAACAACGGAGTTAACGCTGTAGAAGTTAAGCGTGGTATTGATACCGCTGTTAAAGAAGTGATTGAGTTTATTAGGACTGAACTTAAAGAAAATATTTCATCTGAGGAACAACTTAAACAAATTGCTTCTATCTCAGCCAACAACGATGTTGAAGTAGGTGAATTGATTGCTACGGCGATGCAAAAAGTAGGTCGTGAAGGTGTAGTACATATTGAGGAAAGTAAATCAGGTGAAACATATCTTGAGACAGTAGAAGGTATGCAATTTGAAAGAGGATATAAGTCGCCTTATTTTGTTACTGATAATAACATGATGACATGTACGTTAAATGACACTTTAATTCTTATCTTAGATAAGAAAATAACTCAGGTAAAAGAACTCTTACCTATTCTAGAGAACGTGTCCGCTCAAAATAAGTCCTTACTTGTTATCGCTGAAGATATTGATGGTGAAGCTCTCGCCACGCTTATTGTTAATAAGGCAAGAGGCATCTTAAAAGTATGCGCTGTTAAAGCACCTGATTTTGGTGACCGTCGTAAACTTATTCTTGAAGATATTGCCACGTTAACAGGTGGACAAGTTGTAAGTAGTGAGAAAGGAATGAAGCTGGATAAGTTTAATACAGACTGGTTTGGTAAAGCACGAGTTGTAACTATAGATAAAGACCACACCACAATTGTAGATGGTAAAGGTGATGAAACTGCTATTAATCAACGTATTGAAGAACTACAGAACCAAATTGAAAACTCAAGAAGTCCGTTTGAACAAGAAAAACTCCAAGAACGTTTAGCCAAGTTTATTGGTGGTGTAGCGATCATTCATGTAGGTGGAAATACTGAAACCGAGATGAAAGAAAAGAAAGATCGTGTAGATGATGCGTTACACGCTACCAAAGCCGCTATTGAAGAAGGTATTGTACCTGGAGGTGGTATTGCTTTATTACACGCTCGTAATGGTATTAATTCCAGAGAAAACATTGGAGCCAAGATTGTTTGGGAAGCATGCGCCGCACCATTTAAGAAAATCTTAATCAACGCTGGATATGAACAAGAACATATCTATAAAATACTAAATGATGTAGCTAGTGATAGCAAATGGAATGGATGGAATATAAAACAAGAATGCTACGACAATATGAAAAAATCAGGTATTATAGATCCATCTAAAGTAACTCGTTGTGCACTTGAGAACGCCGCTTCAGTTGCTGGAACAGTATTATTAACAGAATGTACTGTTGTAGATAAACCTGAAGAAAAGAAATCTAACGAAGGATTTGGAGGTATGGAAGGGATGTACTAAATTTAGATTATGCAAGAAAAATACATTCAAATAGCTGAACGTCAAGTTGGTAAAGGAGATACATGGATGTTGTTAGGTGATGGGAAGATTTATTCTTCCCTCACTTTAACACTAGATGCCTATTTCAATATAGTGCAAAAACATGTTAAATTTATGTTAGATCCATTTGGTGGTAAACTTTATGTTATAGATGAAGACATTAAAGAGCCACCACCTAAGAAATTTAACATATATGGAGATTATTAAAAATAAAAGTTATGAAACAACACACAATATTAAATGAAAAATATAGACCTGATACTTTAGAAGGTTATATTTGTTCAGATGAAAA